TATAATCTTCCATTACGATTTTTGATATCTCCTTGTAAGAAAACACCTTCAATGTACATCTTTTTATTTGCACCTTTGCCCTCAGTAATAAACTTAACTTTTTGGACTTCTTCTGTAATTAGTTTCATTTGATTAACCGGTAAATCCTACTTTTGCACCTTTCACAGCAGCATTGGCAGCAAACACAGCTTGTTCTGGATTTTTTTCCAAAAACTCTACAGTGCCTCTCATTAATGTAAAGGATCCTACAGTGCTACCACTTACTGCAGATGCAAGAGTCACTAAGTGATCTGCACCAGTAGCGGTATTTACTAAACGAACAACTGTTGCTCCAGAAAATGTTTTTGCTGCTCCAGCATTTGTTCCAAGTGCTTCTTCTGCTCCCTTTACAAGAGTTCTTTGAGTCATTATTCTTCCTCTTGTGGTTCAGTGTCTACCTCAACTTCGTCTTCAATTTCATCAAACATAACATTACCAATTTCAGGTCGAAGATCTTCAACTCTCTTGGCTGCTTTTTGATACATTAAATCTTTGAGTTCATCTGAAATCTTTGCAGGTTCAGAATCCATCGCAATCATGTCAATAATGTTTTCCATATTTAGATTAGGTATATATTTTATTTATATCTCTGCCTTTTTGGTATCATTCGATAACTGTGCATCAGTTACTTGGCCTTGAGATTCTAAATCATCTTCTACAGGAACATCACCTAAATCTCCACCACTACTTTCAAGTGGTTCTCCTGTAATTGGATCAACAGAATTAGGATCTGGTAAAATTCCATCTTTAATTTCTTGTGCAATTTGCTCATCAATTTCTTCAATCTCTGTATCAGTTTGACGAAGAACTTTCTTGCGAAGATATTCTGTAGAATAATACTTACCAAGATACGGTTCAACAGTTGCTGCAAGACCCAATCTTTCATTCATCATCTCAGATTCTTTTAGTTCTGCAAACTGATTATCATATAAGAAATCATATTGAATATGATCACTCATTTTTTCCCAATCTTCTGGAGTAATAATATTTTTTAGAATTAGTTGAGTTCTAAGCATATCATTAAACATATTACCAAATCTTTTTCTTAATCTGCCAACAAACTTACTAAATTTAAGTTCATCTCTTAAAATTTCAGATGATCTTCCTAAGTTGAATCCACCTTCAGATGCGATTCTTGATTCTGGGACTCCAAGTGCACGATATAATTTTTTCTGGAAATATTCAATATCAGTCAGTTCACCTAAATTCTGTCCACCGGGAAGTGTTGTGATTTCTGTTCCACGACCACCCTCTCTTCTTGGTAGCCAGAAATCTTCCATCATCGACATAAACTTACGATCATCACGAACTTCACCAGTTTGAGCATTGTAACTTAACTTGTTACGATAACGACTCATAACTTCTTTTAGATATTGTTCTGCCTTAACCTTTGGAAGATTACCAACATCAATATAAAATATCCTTCTCTCTGGTGCTCTTGATAATCTATAAATTACAAGACTATCTTCAATCATTCTTAACTGATTGAGTGCCTTGATTGCTTTATGCATATATGACAAACATGTTCCCTTATTACGATCAAATAAACCTGATGTTACATAAGTGATTGAATCTTTTGCAATCTTAATATTTTTCTCACGACCTGATGCAACAGGTGACATAACACCTATTGGATAGTTAGGTTTTGGTGTATAAACATAATATTCTTCAATATCTGGATAGGCAGATGTATTAACAGTTTTAAGATTACTATAATCAATTAAACCATTTCCGGGTTTAGTACTTCCGTTCTTCTTTTCTTGCCTGACAAATTTCATCTTCATCGGGTCAATATATCTTAACTCCTGTATTCCATCTTGAGGTCTTTTGACATCAATGACCTTCATGTAATATAATCTTCCGTCTACATACCAGTTACGAAAAATCTCATGTGACTTCTTATCAAAGTCCATGATTTCTTTTAAAAATTTAAATTCTGATCTTATCTTATCTTTTAAACTGTCACTTGCATTGACATTTGATAATTCTATTTCGATTGGTGAATCGTATAGGTCACTTACAATCGCTTCATTTACAACATCTTCAATAGCATTGTCACATTCAGGGTGCAAAGCCATTTCACGATATCTTTTAATTAAATCGTACTCGGTTTTATATACACCTTCTATGTCTACATACTGCCCGTAAAATCCAGACTGTATAAAATAGTCAACCCCGTCCTCATTGTTCTGAGGAACAGGGGCGACTACTGAATCGGGTTTCTGACCTGAATCATCAATGGAGAAACCAAAAAGTTTAGGCATCGTATAACACTTTATTTCTTATTATACACTATTTATCAAATAAATCAACCTTTAGTTGATGTCCTCTCCACCTGCATTAGCTCCGGTGCCCTTGATTGCTTCCCACCACTGAACTTGGAATTCAACGGTAAACTCTTCAACTGTATCGACAGTTTCATAACTTAAGTCGATAGCACTGATATTTGTTGGGAATATATCATGGAACTTATAGGATCTTAGTGTCGATCCATCACGGTCTAATTGATGAACATAAGCATCTGGTTGATACAATGCTGGATCTTGTGCTCCAGTTGCATCTTCCATACTATTAATGAAGTCCATCCATTTTTCCATAGCGGAACGAATGGAGAAGTCAACATCATTAATAACTGTTACTGTCCATGTATCAAAGGTTCTGTCACCAGCAATTTTTAATATCCTACCTCTGAAGTTAACTTCAATAGGTGTGATGTTAGATGCAGGTAATAGAGCAGCTTTCACTAAGAACCTTGATTTTTCTTTTACATCGTTCTCGATCGCAATTGGATCGGGAAAGACCAATTCCACTTCAAACAGGTTCGGTCTTGCACCGCCACCGGCCATCTTGCTCTTGAAGTCGGTGATCGTTCTAAGTGGTGGTCTGTTAAATTGGGTTGCCATTTTCTTTAATTACCTCTAGTTAAACAGTTCCAATAACTTCATCGAACGAGATGCCAGTTCTTGTGGCAACGAATGTAAGACCAATAAAGTTAATTGATCTTGCAGGTTTAATGAAGATGTCTGCGACAAACTCATTACTATCTATGATAGCAGCAGTGTTATTTGTTTCATCACAAACAACTCTGAAGTCAAAGATACCTCGTTTAGACTGAACATCACGAAGGAATGGTTCAACAATGTTCACAAAGTTAGTTCTTGTGATCTCATCATTGAATTCAAATAATTGATCTCTCGCTGCAGCAGATATTGCTTCTTCTATGAAGATAAACAATCTACGAACATTGATACGATCAAATGCAGATGCTTTTCCAAATCCAGTCTTGTCACCGAATAGGATAATTCCAGCTCCGGGTGAGAAGATTACAGGGTTAATTCTATTTCCGTATAGAATATCTCTCTGTGTTTGGTTTGGTGTATATGCGAGTTTAACTGCATTTAAGATTCCACCTCTTGCTGTTCCAGCAGGTGAGAACCAAGGGAAGTTGTTGATATCATTTCTAGCACATGTTCCAGCGATGTCTCCATTTAGAGGTACATATCTGAATGTATCAGAGAATCTATCAAACATATATTTGTATCCACTGTCAAATACAGCAAATGTTGTTGATGTAAGTGGTGCATAGAATCCAACCACATTGGTTGTCATATCAGCAGCAGAGTTAAGTGTTCCTGCTCCAACTGCGGAGTCATTAAGGAATGAACCTCTGTTTGGTGATATAAATGCTACAACATCCTTTCTGATCTCAGCGATTGAGATAAGTTTGTTTGCTAATGCTTGAGCATCTGCTAATGGGTAATTTCCAGAACCCATGAGTAAGAAGTCAATATCAAACTCTTCCTTGTTTTCAAACAAGTCATATCCTGCAGTAATTCCACCTAAACTTGCAGTCATAGCACCAGCAGTCAAGGTTGCTGCACCATTGTAGTTTTCACCACCTGTAAGTGTTTTTGTTAAAACACCTGATCCAGCAAATGAAATACCTTGTGCATCTTGATCCCATGCTACATCTGTTTGTCTAGTGAATCCACCATGTGTGAATGCAGTAGTTGTGATACCAGATGATGCAAGTGTTGGGCCGCCCATACCAAATATATTGGTTGAGTTATTATAAAGATACTTTCTCCAGTAAGATGGAGATCCAGCAGAAAACTCAGCGTCTTTTGCTTTTGAAAGTCCTAAATGCTTCTCTAGAATTGTACCAGCATTTCCAGTTACAGTTCCTTTGTCATCAACGACAACAACATGAACTTCGTCATGTCTTGAACTTCTTGCTGCTGCATAAGATGATGTTCCGGGTCTTTCTGCTATTGTATTCCAATTAATAGTAGAATTACTTAAAGTAATCTTCTGTTGGTCGAACCAATCTAATGGTGTTGCTGAAGTTGTTGTACTACCACCACCTGTGTTAGCAGACATTCCGTAACTAATTACACCAGCACCGAATTTGTAAACTCCACCGGGTTGATAGTCCTTAGTGGTCTCAATACCTGCGTTAGATACATGTGATACAAACTTAATACCAATTGCTGCACTGTTTACTTCAGTAATGATTCCCTTAAAGTAACCATCAAGTACGGAAGTTGTACCAGCACCGGGCAAAACTGTGTTTGCAGGAACTGCTTGAGTTACACCAACACCAACTGTTAATGTAGTAATACCTGCAGTAACAATTTGATCTGCTTTTCCATCAATTATGCAAACTTTAATATCGTTTGCCCAAGATCCGGGGTTTCTTGCTGCAACGATTGTGTTTGATAAAGCATTTAGATCATAACCTTTGTTATTATAATCTTGTGTACTTAATATTTTTATCTCAGGCGATCCATCGTCAGTTGCATTCGCTAGGTCGCTGTCATCCGATCTTACAACACTTAAGATACCACCATATGAAAGATATGATGATGCAGTCAACCAATATTCATAGTGCTTGTCTATGTCAAGTGGTTCACCGAATGTATCAATTAAGTCTTGTTCGTTTTCAATTGTAGTAGGCTCATTGACTGGCCCTTTTTGGAAAGGTGCGACAATACCTGCTGCCTTAGTGGTAGCAGTGTCAACTCTTCCAATAGTTAAGTCAACTTCTCTTACAACGAGTCCGGGAGATGCTAAATTTAGAGGCATCTTTTTTTCTCCGTATAGTCCAGAATTAATCTGAAATTATTTATTAAAACCTATGTTTTTAGTGGGGAAACCATGCATGAACTACCAATCTGGGTACTCCCATTTGTTACTTATCTTGTTTTTTGATTTTTTTACTCTTATTTTTGTACAATCTTTACACTCATATGAATAAGATGATAAAGTACTTCGATTCTTTCTTGTTAGATAAAAATCGTCCATGAGAGTTTTTACAACCCCACAGACGCGACATTTTCTTTCTGTAAATAGTAGATGTTCTAATTCTACCTGATCATCTAAATCCATTATAATATGCTTATTGTTTGTGATCCATCTTTGTTATTAGTTATCGTAATTTTTTTACCCGGAAATAATTTATTAAGTATTTTTTTTAATTTTCTGTGTTTAAAAGGATTATCCATTAATAATAATCCCACATATATGAACGATCACCATATTCATCAACTTTCCATATATCACCAGATGAATCAACAAAACTGCTTTCATCTAAACCATCTTGAATAAACCCAAATGGAGCCATGTCTTGTTCAATTTGATTCCTTTGCTCCTCATAAAGTCTCTTTCTGATATCATTATCAGTCATCTCCTTGAAATAATCTTGTGCCACTAACCACGCAAAGATAACTAAGCACATTGCTAAATCATCATTACACCCTTCCTCTGCCTCAAATGAGTTATGTTTTTGTGAAAAAGTGGTTAATTCTGATATCACCTCATAATCTTTAACTAATATCTTATCATCCTCAAGTAAAGTTTTTAGATTTGAACAACCTAATTTTTTCACAGCAGCGGTGGTTCTTACACCCAACTGTGTTTTTTTACCAGAGAAACCTGTGCCTACCACCTGACCTGCACGACCTCTCATTGATGCCATGAGTAGATTATCATACTCAAGGTCATAATGAATAATACTTGCAACCTGATCTCCAATATCATTTACCTCTACTAATATAAAAGAGTTGTTATATCCTTTTGCAACATCATGTATGATACTAGGAAACAGCATAGGTTTTATTTCATTATTTTTATATTTTGCAACTATATTATAAGGAAAACTTGTAATATCAAAAACTATAAACGCTGAATAATCATTTCCAAGTCCACGAGCCACATCAACTGTTATCAAATATTGATGATTTTTTATTGGATTTTCATGAATATCTAATCCTGCATTACGGTTAATCGGGTTTTCATATACAAGATTCTTTAACTTTGCTGGATTAATAAGAGTATTAACTGATCCTAAGAATTCACATTCAAACTCAACTTTGAATTGTTGCTCTGATGTGTTTGCTATTGTTTGTTCTTTCCATGCTTCATCTCTTCCCGGAACTTCAGACCAGTGAACTTCGGTTGGTACATATTCATTCTTTCCTCTTTCTGCATCATGCCACATGCGGTAGAAATGATTCATACCTCGTGGTGTAGAAACTATGATGACTTTTGTGCTTTGTCCAGAAGATATAGTAGGATAAACAGAGGCAAAGAAGTCGTCA